GACAAATTTGGAGATAGGAAATATCGGCACTGGTGCAAACGACATCCCGCTAAATAGTTTCTTAAATTCTGGTGCGTGGGTGGACTGGGACTCGCACTATTCCGAGGGAACTTGGGTTCCATCACTGAGCTTTTCGGGAGGCTCGACGGGTATAGCATACGGCGCGAATACTTTTGGTTATTACACGAAAATTGGAAACACAGTCATTTACAGTGGTTACTTGACGCTAACCAGTAAAGGCTCGGACAGTGGTTACGTTTACCTACATGTCCCGTTCACTACCGCGTCAGCCACAGACTCTCACCAGTCTGGACTGACTTTCGGAATCACATCGGGGATGGCTTCGCTGACCAGCCCGATTAGCGGAGTGTATCTGCAAAACGATTCAAAAATTCTTTTGTACGACCACGGCGCGACCGGCGCTAACGCATTAACAGAAGCTAACTTAACCGGCGCAAGCGAACTTCGCTTCTCTGGCACCTACCAAATCGCATAACGCATATGAGCATATCAAGTTCCTATCCCACTCAACGTCCGAGCCTCAACCTAGTGTTTAACGGGGGCAGTGACCAACTCGACTCGCGCAT